GCACTTCAACGCACCAAAGGAGCAATGGTTGGGTATAGTGATCACAAAACATATGGTGATTCCTCTACCTATGAAAACACACCAGGTTCTCAACTGGACTATTCAAAAGCACTTTTAAAAACATCTATTCAAGGGTAAAAACAATGAACGAAAAAGCAGAACGCATTAATGGTTGGGCAGCTATGCTTGGTGTAGTTGCAGCAATGGGATCATATGCAGTATCAGGTCAAATCATTCCTGGTATCTGGTGATGGGATTTATAGCAGTAGCATTGCTGTTGCTTATTCCTATTGGTGCAGCAGTTAGAGAATCATGACTTACGACTGGACACTGTTACAAACATTGGTGTTTATCATCACACCATACTTCCTTATGCTTGCTCTTGCTAGCAAAGATGAGGATGATGATGGATCAGATGGTGGATTAATGACACCAGCATTTCAAGGATCAGGGACCTAATTAGGTCCCTTTTTTTCTAAATATTATTAGCTGCTTTCTTAAAATGCCAGATGAAGTAAAGGATAATAAGGAAGAGGTGACAAAAAAGAAAGGTATATTTTCTAAATTTAAGGAGGCAGCAGATGATAAGGAAGAACAACTTGCAATTTTGTCTACTTTTGTCCGCCTTGGTATTCTTATCTGGTCTGGGGGAATACTCACGTTGGCGTATATCAAACTTCCACCAGCACTCGGTATTCCAGAACAAAAACTAGATCCAACTTTCATAGCCTCGGTCTTCACTGGGGTTTTAGCTACATTTGGTGTTCAAACTGCTAAGAAAGGTGCTAATGGTGCTGCTGGTGGTGGTGTAACTAAAGAACAAATGGAAAGATTAATTGAAAAGGCAGCACAAACTGCACCTGCACAAACAATTAGAATTGAACAAGGACCTGTTAAAATTAGTACAGACGAATCTTACAAGATGTGATGTCTTGAAAGGCACATAGACAAATTCACAGACTTATGTATAATGAATACATATAGTCAAGCAGGTACAAATTACTAATCTAATGGCACATAGATTTGATGAGATTAAACCATCTCACCCTGTCTCAAAAGAAGAAGTTGAGATTATGATTGCTGCTGCTATTAGGCAACACAATCATAATGCTTCTATACTTAGTATGATTTTAGGAACAATTGTTCTTGCCCTCTTCCTTGACGGCCTTTTAAGGTTGCTTGGTATTGTGCCACCATTCATGGGCATAGACATTGACATTATTAAAGATATAGTTGAGAGGATCAGATGAAGGTTGGACTCATTGGTTTAGGTAGAATGGGTGAAGGCATGTCTCGTCGCATGATGGCAGATGAGATTCAAGTCTGGGGTTATAGAAGAAACTATGAGAAAGCAGAGGAAGCATTTGAAAATGGATATGTAGATGGTGTTGTCACATCAATTGAATATCTCTGTCAGGAAGTTAAACGTGATGGTCCTGGTATTTTTATGATGGTTGTACCAGCAGAAAACGTTGAGGTAACTATTGATGAACTTCTACAATATTGTGGTGAAGGTGATATTATTATTGATCATGGCAATAGCAATTTTAAAGATACCAGGAGAAGGGCACAAAGACTTAGCAAACTGGGCATCCAGTATATTGACTGTGGCACTTCTGGTGGTGTGTATGGTCTTGACCGCGGATATTGTCTTATGGTTGGTGGTACAAATACAGCAGTATCTGTCTGTGCCCCCATTTTCAGGGCATTGGCACCTGGCATTGCCTCTGCAACCCGCACTGATCCATTGACTCATGCATCATCTGCTGAATATGGTTGGTTGCATTGTGGTGAATCAGGTGCAGGTCATTTTGTAAAGATGGTACATAATGGAATTGAATATGGCATCATGCAAGCATACGCTGAGGGGTTTAATATCCTTAATTCAGCAGATTTAGGAAAGAATTATGTTGGACAAGGAGACGCAGAAGTTGCTCCCATGGCAGACCCAGAAAATTATTGCTACGACATTGATGTTGCTGAAGTGGCTGAGTTATGGCGCAGGGGTAGTGTCGTTGGTAGTTGGTTACTTGATCTTACTGCGGGTGTCCTACGAGGTGATCCTAAACTGGATAAGTTCTCTGGAGGAGTATCAGATTCTGGTGAGGGTAGGTGGACTGTCAGCAGCGCTGTTGATCTTGGTGTTCCCACCCCTGTTATTAGTTCTGCTTTGTATGAGCGCTTTAACTCAAGAGGATTAGGAAACTTTGGTAGTCGTATTTTGAATGGTATGAGATATATGTTTGGAGGTCACAATGTTAGGTGAAGTGCTTCTTTGGATATCAATTCCTTTTGTATTGATCACCTTTTGTTTTGGTTTCATCAAAGGTGAGAATGTCTATTATGAATCAGATGCCTATGATGGTAATGGGACAGCACACCCTGTCTTATTTGAAGAGACCACCTGTAAAAGGAGGGAATTAGCAGATGGATCAAGAAGAAATCAAGCATAGGTATGGATTTGCAATGTGCGCCTTTTCCAGAATGTATGGACCAAAGGCAGTCATTGGATCATTAAACATTCACAAGTTTTGTCATAAGTGGGCAGAATCTAGTGAACCAACACCCGAGGGAACTTTAGTAGATGTCAACTTCTATTTTAAGGATAGGTGGGATGTCTGGGGAGAATAGAGAGGAATTCACGGTTAGTCCTCATGAAATGTTAAAATCTAGATGGTGTAGGAGTGCTGTATGTGGTTCTGATCCATTCATACCAGACTCTGAATTTACAGGAGATGATTGTCAATTAACCTGTGATATTAAAGGAGAACCAAAATGATACTATTTGTTCGTCATTGGATGGAATCACCACCAGCATTGGGTTTTTTAGCATACATTCTAATAGTTATTCCTATCATAGGAATGGATCTAGTTCATAAATATGGTTGGGAGCACTGGGAACCATTTGGAAAGACACATAAATGAAACCTCTTATATTACTTGCTTGTTTCCTCCCAATTGGAATTATCTGGATTGTTATGAAGCTAAGTCTATGGATTTCAGCAGTTAATGATGAACAAAGATATGTCAGAGCAGAATCAAGAAAACCACATGGACCATATGTGGCAAACCCATATGAAGACGTTGACTCAGAGGAAGAGGAGTTTACAAGTCGCACAGATTATAGATAAAGCTCTCTATCAATACTATGTTGTTGAACTTGGTCAAGAGGTTCCAAACTGGAGATATATAAAGGACCAAGACTGGTGGTTAGAGTATCTTAAATCTTTAGGAATGGACCCTAGAAACCCATGAGCGCTTTATTTGTTTTCAGTTTTATATCATTACTTTGTTACACACTTCATATTACCTGGCCTTTGAAATATAGGGGATGAAATTAGAAGAAGCATGTCATTCACTCAAACTTGAATGTGCTCTAAGAGAGTTGGGGTTTGTTGAGATTGGTTGGAAGACCATTGCTCATGCAGGCATCTATTTTGTAGAACCAATTGGATTAAGACCTGATTGTGGTCCAGAGGATGACACCTTAGGTTTTGTGATGGGTGAGCATATCTATGAACAGAATCCTGGTGGCGTTCATTTTATGTTTATGTCTGCAAAAGAAGCATTTGATTCAGCACTTAATCTATGAATTTATTTTTACGCCCTCTTGATAATCCCAGTGACCCTGTATGGTCTGTCATTGTTATGATTGCCATACTTTTGTGTGCTGCACTATACATGATTGTCTATATATTAGGCATTGATGAGAGAGAAGCACATGGGAGCCATGACGCCACCCAGCAGGAAGAGTTGCTACAACTTCAGAGTAGTGGAGATTAATCGTGTACTTGATGGTGATACTATTGATGTCACAATTGATCTTGGGTTTGACTTATACAAGAAAGAAAGAGTTAGAGTTGCAGGAGTTGATACGCCAGAAAAAAGAACCAGAGACCTTGAAGAAAAGGAGTTAGGTAAAGATGCAACCAACTGGCTCAAAGGAAAGTTGGAGGGTGCTATATCTGGTGATGATGAGTTGTCTGTTAGGACTGAACTTGTTGGTGGCGTTGGGAAATATGGGCGTCTTCTTGGCTGGTTATACATTGGCGACGCAGAATTGTCCCTCAATGAGCAAATGATTACAGAGGGATATGCTTGGGAATATGATGGAGGAACCAAGCAAAAAGACTTTGAACAATTAAGAGAAATTAGAAGACAACACGGAACATTAGTATGAATCCAATTAGAGAAAAAATGATTGCTGCACTGATCCAACATGCTAAGGGTCAGATTGCTAAGCACAAAATTAATGTAGAAGTTTATCTCAACAATCCTGTTGGGATTGGTGAACATCCAGATGTAATGGAAGCCATTGAAAGAGAACTAGGTCAAATGGCACATTATCATGATCAACTAGAAGTTATAGAGAGGTACATTCAATGAAATTAATTCGTATAGTTATTCTTGCTACAATTGCAGCATTTATAATTTTTCTACCTAGAACTGCTTTTGCATTGGATATCACCATGGGATCAAATGGTAACTTGATTTTTGATCCATCTGATGTTACAATTGATGCAGGTGACACTATCCATTTTGTTAATGGTATGTTACCTCCTCACAATATTATTGTAGAGGGTCGTGCTGATCTCTCAAGAGAATCACTCATGTTTAATCCTGGTGAGTCACAAGACATCAAATTTGCTGATGCTGGTGACTATGACTTTTTCTGTGGTCCTCATCAAGGCGCAGGAATGGTTGGTACAATTCACGTAAAATAATTAGAAATGACCTATTCTATTACACTCAAAACACCTGATGGCACTCACACTATTGATTGCCCTGATGACCAATACATTTTAGATGAAGCAGAAGCACAAGGTATTGACATGCCATATTCATGTCGTGCTGGTGCCTGTTCTTCTTGTGCAGGAAAGGTAGTTTCTGGTACAATAGACCAGTCAGATCAATCTTTCCTGGATGATGACCAGATTGCAGAAGGTTTTGCTCTTCTTTGTGTCAGTTATCCAACCTCAGATTGTGTAATTGAAACAGAAAAAGAAGAGGAACTCTACTGATGACCAATCCCAATGCTCTTTATGAAGACATGAAAAAACTTAATGCTCTTTATGAGGAGCTTTGTTGGGATCATGATGATGAATTAGTTTTCACACATGATGGAACTGAAGTAATCATCTATAATAAAACAAAAGACAAAACTAAGAAAAAATAAAACCTACTATATACATTATTATAGTAGTTTAAATCATGCAGAAAATTGTTAATGTCATCTCAATTTTTTCTGGTGTTGTGTCTATCACATTGGTAGGTGCAACAGGTTATGTTTATCTGAATAGAGCCTCAATCATTGAGGGTGCAAAAGCAAATATCATCAAAGCTGCCACTCAAGGAGTTACTGATGCACTTCCAGGTATTGTTGATTCATCAATGCCTGAACTTCCTGCATCAACTGGTGGAATTAGTGGATTAGGTGGTTCTGCTATCCCCTTTGGAAAATGAATAGAATAATCAAGTATGGTGCCATAGGTGTTCTAAGCATTGTTGGCATAGCACACATAGGTTTATTGGGATATGTCATCAGGAGACCTGCTGATACCATAGCCACTGTGCCTACAATCAATATTCCAAGAGGTCCATATTCATCTTACAGAATCAAAGCAGGTAAGGATGGATATGAAATTGAATATCGCTCTGATGATCCAAAAGTATTACAGTCAGAAAGATCTCTTGATTTAGATAAAGAAAGAAGAGGTGTTTTTGGTGGTGGAAGAGAGCAAAGAACAGAATATAGGAGTGATCAATACACTAGAGAAGGCACCAGAAATATAGGAGGTGCAATTGATGATGAGGGAAAGTTAAGTGCCAAAAACGTAGAGTGCATAGTGGCGGACGCTGGAGCACAGTCACAAGGTGCAATGGCGGGAACTAGTATTGCTGCTGGTGTCCTTGTCCCTGCAGTATCAAGCATCCCATATGTTGGATGGTTAGCATCTGGTTGGGCATTATTACTTGGACAAAATCTTGGTTCTGCAGCAGGTTCTACTGTAAATTCTATGATTAGTGATTGTTAATGCCAATTCCTGATATTAGATTAAACAATCTTAGGATTGGTGATGTTGATATACCTGAAATGCCTAGATGGTTAACAACAGATCCACCACAAGCAATACCAATCTACCCTCCTGTTACTTCTCAGATAGGAATTCCTATTGTGAATATTCCAGGATGTGTTACTGCGCATAAGGATAGTAATAAGAATACAAGTCTCAGAGATGAGGATGATAAAGGAACAATGACCCTGTGTGATGCAGGGACACCTACATTTAATGCTTTAGATTATGATGCAAATAAATTAGATATCACTCAAGAAGCACCACCTCCACCACTAATTAAAGCACCACCAAAACCTGAAGCACCAGAGGCACCACCAGCACCAGCAGTTCCTAAGACAGAAGCACCATTACCTGAGTGTCCTACCAGGGCACAGCAATTAAAAGACCCTGTAGGAAAAATCCTAGAGGGTAATAGAAAAATTATTAGATATGAAACAGTCGGAAAAGAATGTATCCCTGTGTTTGAGAAGTTATCAATTCCTGATCAAATTGTACAAAACATACCTTCAGCTGGTATGATAACAACTACCGCCTCAATTGCTGTGGTAGCGACAAGTTCTGCGTTGCTTGCAAAGCCTCTTGCTGACCTTCTGTTAAAGGTTGTGAAACCGACTGTGAAGAAGGTAATGAAGAAGATTGCGACCTTACGGGGTAAGAAGATCCCGGTACAATCGTCTGCTGAGAGGATTGCTGAGCAGCGTCAGAGGAATCAGGCTGTGAAGACACTGCGCTCTGTTCGACCTTTGAAGAAGTAGGAGATGGTATAGAGTGAGTGTGTTGTTGAATCACATTTACATTCTGAACTATGATGTCAGAACAAATGGCAGCATAACGACTTCTGGGGTGGAATTGAATTCCTGCCTTCATTAACTCTCCACAATTCTTAAGACGAGCTAGCTCAAAGTCTAAGCGCTTATTGGCAAGAATTTGTCCTTGCAAAGCAATCTGAGTATCTGCTGCTTCTTTACATCTTGCTTGTAGTCCACCATCAAGTGGTAAAGAAAGTGTTGCAGATAAACCAACACTAGTGCTGTAGTTTTTAGTCATACCAGTTCTTACTGGTTTCTGCCAAAGTTGATTACCTGGATTGTCAGGAACACCATCACCTTGCATTTCCATAACAGTGATTGTCATATCTGCACCATCTTCAAATGCTCTGACAGTATCACCATCAGCATTTGTATAAGTCCTATTATCATAATGATCTTCCCAAGGCCAGTTCTTTACATTCTTTTGGACTTCTACCAATCTTCCTTCAAAGTCTCTTGCATCATATTGAGGTTCCATATAAAAAGTTTCAAATGGATCCTTATCATTACGAGCATGAGTAATATATGGCGTGAAGTTAGCAGTGGGACCTTGACAACTGATACCACCACCATATGTGTTGGTGATATATGGTCCTTGCAAAACCTGAATGGCCTGATTGGTCACTGAGCCTGAACTGTTTGCAATTGGATTAGCAGTAGCAGATACACCACCAACATCAGCAGCATTTACAGGTGAAGCAATGGTAAGTGCCGCTATTGCGTGAAGATACTTGTAGTATCTGTTACGCTTGTAACCTCTGTCACTCTTTGAATTACAGTTTGATTTGTCACCCCTGGTCCCTGGTAGGTTGTGGTGAATTGAAATGCTGCTCCTGGATTTGTAATTGTAAAGTTTGAATTGTTCAAGTTCAATCCACTTGCTGAACTTGTCACTGTTCCTTCTATACCTCCTAATGGGGTTGTTGTCACATTGTTTGTGACTGTTGGAGGTAAAAGTGATGCTCCATTGTTGGATACATTTGTCCCAGATACTGTGTATTGCCATCCTGTTGCATAGTCTATAGAGTTAATCGTTTCAGTCTGTTTTGATGTTGTCTCTGTGTGGCTCGTCATGGAGCCCTGTGTAAAATTTGGTACTACTGGGACTGCCATTGCTGGAGATCCCACTAGTAAGGTCAGTAGAAACAAATGTTTCATGATGTACCTCAATCTATAACAGTGATCTCCGACACAAATTGGCCAACAGCAGTAGAACCAGCTCCACCAGCTGTAATTGTAATAGCACCAGTGGTAGAAATTGAACCTGCTAAATCACCAGCACTTCCAGCAGCATTAGAAGTCTGACTGGAGAAGTTGCCAACAGCACCTACAGCAGCTGCTGAAGTTGGTACTGCATCACCTTGCAGATAAGAAGAACTAAAGGAGAATGCTTCTCCAGCAGTTTTTTGAGTAGCAGAAATTGTACCAGGAGCCATAACACCACTAGTGATGGTTCCTGCAGAAATAGTTCCTGCTGTAGTTCCATCAGTTGTGTTCACATTTGAACCTGATACACTGTATTGAGAACCCAGTCTTGTCGCAGTGGTTCTAGCAGAATCAACAGTAAGTTGAACACTGGAGGACATTTTATGGACCAGACCACCTGCACTTGCAGGTGCTGCCATCAAAAGCATAATTAAAGGAATGAACCTTTTCATATTTTTTTGAGGAGGATACCGTGCGTGTATTTAGCAATATATATCTGTAACTTGTTGAACATAAATAACCTTTATATTCTACTCATGCAATCCATTGAACAAAGAAATATCAGATTTATCCTTCTCAAGGGTTGAGTGTCCCAGATGTGGGGCGATATGGTTAAATGGACAACACTTTTGGAACACAGGACAAAAAGGTGATGAAGAAACCTTAAGTAATCTTGTGTGTGGATTAAAAGACTTTCATGATTGTCTAAATCCAAGCCACAAAAGAGGACATATATATGGTGAGAAGGACACCTGGGAAAAAAGATCAGGTAGACTTAAAAAAATATCACAGGAATTAGATGATGCCGAGGGGACAGATTACTCGATATGAAATTCAATCAAAACTTTTTAAAATTAAAGATGAACTAAGGACAGAGAATGCCCCTTCTGAATATAAGTTTCTTGCAGACCAATACCTAAATAAGATATTAGACTACGTTGAGCAGTTTAGGTACTGATGAATCTATACACCAGGGCAAGAAAGCATATTGACATGTCTCGTGTAAAAGAAATACGCGAACAGAATAAAGAAAAAAAATTATTGCAAGAATATAATAAAAGAAAAGAACTTGCTGCGCTTAGAGATAAACACAATCCAGAATACTCTAATTGGAGAGGTAATGTTACTGAAGGTATGAATACTAGTAATGTGTTCTTTACCACTCTTCCATCCACAGGAGAGACTGATCTTGAGTCTATAGACACAGATACAACAAATAGTTTTGAGGGTGCTGCTGGAGACGCTGCATTTCAACACTCTGAAGTTGTATCATCTGGAAGTGGTTCTGGTAGTGATGGTGGATTTGATATTGGTAATCATCTAACTTTCAATGGGGATGGTGCGCCAAGATGGTCTATTCTAAAACCAATTGACTCATCAAAGTTTGATACATTTGTAATTAATGCAATTAGAGGTAATGATAATAATGGTGGTGAAGATCCAGATGAAGATGGAGAGGAATTAAGACTTTTCTATCTACCACCTGGTGGTTCTACATTCAGATCCATTACACGTAATCAAAGTAATGATCTTGTTCTCTCAGCAGACTCTGACATTATTATTCCTCTTGGAAGCACTGATGATGGACTAATAGATTACTCAGTCACACTTCCTTCATATGCAAGAGGTGAAGGTTTTGCATATATGCTTTATCAACAAACTAACAGTGGTACAGGATTTGATAATTATGGTGTCAAGAGTGTTAGATATAAAAGAAGAGCACCCCTAAGTGTATTTTTACCTCTTGATAGTCCAGAGGCAGTATCTTTTATTAATGATGGAAGTGGTGGATTAACACCAGAAGAAAAGAAAAAAAGATTGGATGATATGCTTGCAGCATCTGATGAGTATATTGGCACAGCATTTCCAGAAAATAAAATTATTTCTGATAGGGTTAAAGATCAGATTCAGCAAACAATCGCATCAACTGATAGACAAAAGTTTGATGATGTTCAAAGGGCAATGACATATGATGAGACACTACCTGAGAAAACACAGATAGAAGCAGCATCAGCATCATATAGACAAGAATTAGAGAACAAGGGTCTTAAACCAGGAGAGTTTGGTGCCACTGATTTTTATGATTGGTTTAAACAACAACCTAATTTTGTTGAACCTCCATCAGGTGAAGTTAATTTGAAAAATTTTGATCCAAAAAGTTATCAAGCAGGTCAAAAATCAGCAGAAGTTCAGTTTTGGTCTGATCCAGCAAAACTTGCTTCTAATGAAGACATTCAAAACATCTTTGATCCAGATGATCAATTAAAGGTAGATCTTAATAGTGCAATAAACAATGTTACTTCACAAGGAAGAATTCCTAATTATGGATTGAATAAAGAAGATGACTCTTATATTGATGCACCTCCTGCTCAAAAGCAAATGGTTTATGCTTGGATGCAAAGTAGAGCACCTGTAGCATTAAGTGGAAAAGCAAGGATTGGATACTACACTGATTATCCTGCTGAAGATTACTATGCTTTTCTTACCACCTCTAATCCTTATGATTGGGCTGAAAGTATGATGCAAAAGCATCTTCCAAATATAAAAAAAGGTGGAGCAGGATCAATGGATATGGTCTATCACCTACATCTGCAGAGTTTTGCAGATACTTTTGATGAAAGGGGTGGTGGTAGATACAGTGATACTTCATTAGCAACTACTTATGATGATATGATTAAAGGATATCATAATTTAACTAGAAGACTTTATGCTATTAGCAATCGTAAAGGTAAATTAACAGGGGCATATGCAGCTGAATATAATGCGATTATTAGTTCACTATCAGATTTTATGCAACTGATAAATCCTGGTAACATTACAGGAAAAGGTGCTTTATTTGGTGATACTTTTGCAGATTATTACTGGGGCAAAGTTGTTCCAGAACCCATTGATAAAACCTTGCCAGGTTTCATGTTTAAAGTTTTAGACACTGAAGAACTAGTATCTAACTTATCTAATTCTGAACAAGTTGAACTTAGAAGACTTGCAAGTAAATTTGATAAAGCAGAAAATTTTGTTGGATATGATCCTAATGCTGATGTGGATGCCTATACCACAGCAGGAACAGCAGCATTAAATTATTCAATTCCAATCTCTAAATCTATTCTTATTAATAGACCAATTGTTATTGACCCAGATACAATCCCACCACAATATGTCACAACAATGGCACTTGGTTTAAAACCTCACTTGTTCATGGATACACCTGGTAATCCTAGAACTATTCCTATTGTAAGCAGTCCTGTTGCTTATGCTGATGATAATATTTTTGTTGGATCAGATGGTAAAGTAAAATCTAATATTGGACCAAAGGGACAACTAGCATACTATAAGAAAAACACCACATTTCAACCATTTACTAAAATTGGTGGTATCAATAATGTCCCTGTATTTGGATTTGGTAATGCTCTTGCAGCACAAGGTCAAGCTCAATATCAAATGATTGTTCCAAAGGATGGTTCTGAACCATATCTTTATTATATGGATCATGCTTATGTGAATAATAATAGTACAGATCCTAATGAAATTCCTGGAAATATTTTAGGGTTCAATCCAAAAGCAACTATTTCCACAGCAGTTCATGCATTAAGAGATTTAATGCAATTATCAGGTGATGATACTCCTAATACTGGAGGTATGGCAGGATATCCTCCAGGTATTAGAGGTGATGTAATCACTCATGTGAAGATTCCCATGTCTAAATTAAGTCCTGATGCTCAGAGAATGATAAGAAGTGAAGTTATCAAGATGGGTCTTGGTGGTAAGGAAACACTTGAAAAAGATAATATTAGTTCTGATGAAATAATTGATCCTGTATCTGGAAGATTAGGTTCATATGGTTTAGACAGCACAACTGCTGGAACAGTAAGACCAAATAGAAGAAGAAATCGTAATGAAAATTATGAACTAAAAGCAAAACATAATGAAAAAATATCTAAGATTACAGGAAGATTGAGATCTCCTGATGAATTCTTTAGTAAAGATGTTAAACCAGTATTTCCTGAAAATCAACCACCTGAAATGATTGATGGTAGACATCCAGATCTAGTTGATGGTGAAAAGATTTCTAAGAGATTTGATAAACTTGATCCTATCAGTGCTAAGGCAATGCCTAAGACAGGTAATCCTAAAATTGATTCTAAGGTACTTAAAGCTTTAAAGAAACGTAAGTAATCCTTTATCATCCTGGACAAGCCCATCCTAGACAGTTTTTGAACTGGTGTCAAGGGGTTGACAGATGGTGGGTTTTGCCTTAATATAAATACATAGACAAGTGAGGGTTTCCTCACTAGTCACACACGCCTCACCAGGACTAAACAGCGTGTCTAAACAATAGTCCTTCATACCTGATCTGGAGGGTAGATCAGGAATACTATACCTAGTGCTACCCCGCACTCATACATAACCCTTTTCAAAACAATGGCTACAACACTTTCAAGACAACAATCTACATCCACCTGGGAACAATTTTGCCAGTGGGTTACTTCAACTAACAACCGTCTGTATGTTGGTTGGTTCGGTGTGCTGATGATCCCAACTCTGTTGGCAGCTACCGTATGTTTCATTACTGCTTTCGTTGCTGCTCCCCCTGTGGACATTGACGGAATCAGAGAACCTGTTGCTGGTTCACTCATGTATGGTAATAACATCATCTCTGGTGCTGTTGTTCCTTCTTCCAACGCAATTGGTCTTCACTTCTACCCCATTTGGGAGGCAGCATCTCTGGATGAATGGCTCTACAATGGTGGTCCTTACCAACTGGTAGTCTTCCACTTCCTCATTGGCATCTTCTGCTACATGGGTCGTGAGTGGGAACTCTCTTACAGACTGGGTATGCGCCCTTGGATCTGTGTTGCTTACTCTGCACCTGTTGCAGCAGCATCAGCAGTCTTCCTGGTATATCCCTTTGGTCAAGGTTCTTTCTCAGATGGTATGCCCCTTGGCATCTCTGGCACATTCAACTTCATGCTTGTCTTCCAAGCTGAGCACAACATCCTGATGCACCCCTTCCACATGCTTGGTGTGGCTGGTGTCTTTGGTGGTTCACTGTTCTCTGCAATGCATGGTTCACTGGTTACATCTTCACTGGTTCGTGAAACCACTGAAACTGAGTCACAGAACTATGGTTACAAGTTTGGTCAAGAAGAAGAGACTTACAACATTGTTGCTGCACACGGATACTTTGGTCGTCTGATCTTCCAATATGCATCCTTCAACAACTCTAGAAGTCTTCACTTCTTCCTGGCAGCATGGCCTGTAGTTGGCATCTGGTTCACTGCACTGGGTGTAAGCACCATGGCATTCAACCTCAATGGTTTCAACTTCAACCAGTCCATCATCTCCAATCAGGGTCAAGTCCTGAACACCTGGGCAGATGTTCTTAACAGAGCAAACCTGGGTATGGAAGTTATGCATGAAAGAAATGCACACAACTTCCCACTGGATCTGGCTGCTGCTGAGTCCACTCCTGTTGCCCTGACTGCTCCTGCAGTTGGTTGATAAAATAGAATAACTTTAATGAGGGTCTTATGACCCTCTATTTTTTTCTGTCCCTTTATTAAGTTTTGTATGGAGTATTTTGAACAGACTTCCACTGAACCTTACGACAGACACACATATATGTTAGTATGTGACAGTGGCAAACAATCAAAAACCTTTGAAGATTATGAACAGTTGAGAGCATATTGGTTTCAGTCTGCTCGTAACTGGAATGATTGTCAGGTAAATGTGTTAGACAGAAAACAAATTAAGAAAAATTCAAATGGAGGTTTTAAATAGTCATGGTTGCTTCAACACTACAACAACAAAGGAGGGGTTGGTTTGATATCCTTGATGACTGGCTTAAACGAGATCGCTTTATCTTTGTGGGTTGGTCTGGACTACTACTTTTTCCCACTGCTTATCTTGCCATTGGTGGTTGGCTTACTGGGACAACTTTTGTTACGAGTTGGTACACCCACGGTCTTGCTAGTTCCTATCTTGAGGGTGCTAACTTTCTCACAGCAGCTGTCTCGACGCCTGCTGATGCTATGGGTCATTCTCTTCTTTTACTTTGGGGTCCTGAATCTCAGGGCAACTTCGTCAGGTGGTGCCAACTTGGAGGGCTTTGGGCCTTTGTTGCTCTCCACGGTGCATTCGCTCTGATTGGTTTCATGCTTCGCCAGTTTGAACTGGCACGTCTCATTGGTATCCGTCCCTACAATGCTATTGCTTTTTCTGGTCCTATCGCTGTCTTTGTTAGCGTCTTTCTCATATATCCTCT